ACGATCTTGTCCAACCCAGCAATCGAGAAGACAATAGGCGAGATCCCAATAAAAAAATACTTTGACACAATCAACAAAAGCATCTACTATGCGGTTCATTACCTAAATGTTTTTGATCACACAACACCTCTTGTGGGCAACCTTTCTAAGCCATCAGATGTTCAGAGAATTCGCTCTGTAGGCATAGTTTCAGTTAATAAACTAACTGAGAATTGGTACTGCAAATTAGAGGAAGATCGTGATGTAGCATACTACTTATGTATAGCAAATGAGCGTCTGGAGACGGACGGCAAACTCCACTCCCGAGTGGTCGAGAGCCTGAAGAGCAAACCCCGAAACGCTTTTAAAAATGTGACCTATGGAATCTACGAGTCACCTTACGAGACTGACTTCGGATTCTGTGTGGCTCACACAAATTTCGTTCAAGGACAAAAACTACTTGACAGCAAAGGCTGATCACGTTACTTTATAGATGAGCAAGGGAGAAGCTCACAGACATCCTCCCAAATAAATACTCTTGACAGGCTATGATCAGAGTGTTACATTAAGATGGTAAGGAACGCTTACTATACTATACCCAACAACAAGGAGACTATAATGGGAATTAACATGGAGCTAATGCGGAAGAAGCTCGCCGCACTACGAGGAAATGGAAAGAGCGATAAGGCAAGCGTCTGGTTCAAGCCAGAAGAGGGAGACACCGATGTGCGTATCGTCCCTGCTGCTGATGGAGATCCACTCAAGGAAGTATTCTTCCACTATAACATCGAAGGACATCGCGGTGGCGTTATGTGTCCAAAGCGCAACTTCGGTGAGCAGTGCCCAATCTGTGATTTTGCTTCACAGCTATGGAAGGACGGCACTGAAAACAACGACGAGGAGACCAAGAAGCTTGCTAAGTCTCTCTTCGTTCGCAATCGTTACTTCTCACCAGTAGTGGTGCGAGGACTTGAGAGCGAGGGTGTGAAGGTCTACGGCTACGGCAAGCAGGCTTATGAGCTTCTGCTGGGCTACATCCTAGACCCCGAGTATGGCGACATCACCGACCCGCAGGGCGGCACTGACATCACCATCACTTACACAAAGCCGACTGCTCCGGGTGCTTACCCGAAGACAAACATGAAGATGCGTCGTAACACCAGTTCGCTTCTACCGGACGCCGATGCTATCCCCGGTCTGCTACAGAACATGCCCGACATCGATGGACTATTCACACGTCACACTCCTGATGAGGTGTCAGCAATTCTTGATAGTATGCTCTCTGGCGACAAGTCAGCAGAGGGTCGGTCAAGAGAGACAACTCAGTATAACCAGGGCGGCAAGTCCAGTGTTGATAAGGCATTCAACGATCTAATGGCTGGCTAGTAAAAGCTTCAAGCTCCAGTCTGCCCCCACCCCTAAAAAGGTGGGGGTTTTCTGTTGCGCCTTTGGAGTTTCTGTGTTATAATTACTACTGGGCTTTGTCCCAAAATTAAATAAAAATAAAGAAAAGAAAAGTTAAAAACAAGGAGAACTTAATGGCTAAAGCAAAAGCTAAGGCTGGACGTGTATCTATGTCCGATCTTAGAGCGATGATAAACAAAAAGGCAGGTCGCAATGTCGCTCACGACCTTCGAGAAGATAATCCCACAGAAGTAAAGCAGTGGATTCCAACAGGATCCCGATGGCTTGATTCTATCGTTTGTAAGGGAAAATACGCTGGTATTCCTGTCGGCAAGGTAACAGAGTTGGCTGGACTAGAGGCGACAGGCAAGTCGTTCTTGGCAGCCCAATGTGCCGCAAACGCACAGAAGATGGGGATTGGAGTAATCTACTTTGATTCCGAGTCCGCGATTGATCCAACATTCTTGGAGAAGGCTGGATGTGATATTGGGGCTATGATGTATGTTCAGGCTCAATCTGTAGAGTTTGTGCTTGAGACCATAGAAGAGTTATTGGGAGCAGCCGATGAACAACTGCTATTTATTTGGGACTCTCTGGCATTCACTCCGTCAGTTTCAGATGTAGCAGGTGACTTCAACCCCCAATCATCAGTAGCAACCAAGGCTCGCATTCTTGCGAAGGCGATGTCAAAGTTGGTTATTCCACTCGCAGACAAGAAGGCTACGTTCCTTGTTCTCAATCAGTTGAAGACTAACATCCCACATGGACCCATGGCGCGACAGATTGCGATGACCACACCTTACATCACCCCAGGCGGAAAGGCTATGCACTATGCTTATTCTCTTCGCATCTGGCTTACAGGTCGTAAGAGCAAGGCAGCCTATGTGCTTGATGATAATGGTTTCCGAATTGGTTCAGAAGTCAAGGTCAAGCTTGAAAAGTCTCGCTTTGGAACCCAAGGCAGAACTTGTACGTTCCGAATTTTATGGGGAACAGAATCAATTGGCGTGCAGGATGAAGAGTCTTGGTTTGAGGCTCTGAAGGGCTTTATGACTGTTGCGGGCTCTTGGTATACCTTGACACGCGGAGAATACTCTAAGAAGTTCCAGCCTAGCAAATGGGTTGAGACCCTACAGAATGATCCAGAGTTCAAACAGCACGTTATAGATTTTATGGACGAAGTAGTAGTCCAGAAGTTTGACAAGCGTGAAGGCGAAGCATCAGACTTCTATGAAGTAGATGCTGAGGCAGACAAAGCCTCTTGACAGACAACCTCCAGCCCGTTATATTATGGGCTGGAGGTAATCTATGAAGCGCGTACTCGTAATCGACGCCCTCAATATGTTTTTGAGGGCGTTTATTGTTGATCCCAGTCTGTCTAACCACGGACAGCCTATTGGCGGGATCAAGGGATCTATCAAGATCCTACAGAAACTGGTTAGAATGACAAATCCAAATGAGATTGTGATTTGTTGGGACGGACCAAACGGATCTCAAAAGCGCAAGGCTATGAATTCGTCTTACAAGGAGGGTCGGAAGCCTCTGCGCCTGAATCGCTCTGTTCATAATCTAACAGAGAACGAAGAGATCCAGAACAAAGTCTGGCAGCAAATGCAGATCATCGAGTATCTAAACCAGATGCCCATCATCCAGCTTATTCTTGAAAGAGTTGAAGCTGACGACATCATCTCTTATGTCTGCAACTCATCACACTACAAGGGTTGGCAGAAAGTGATTGTCTCTAACGATAAAGACTTTCTACAGCTTTGTGACGAAGAGACTGTGGTTTACCGCCCGACCACAGATAAAATTGAAACCAAGAAGACCGTGATCGAGTCTATGGGGGTTCACCCCACCAACATGGCGCTCGCCCGTGCTATGGATGGAGACGCCAGTGACAATCTTCCTGGCGTCAATCGTGTTGGGATGAAGACGATCGCCACCAAGTTGCCGTTTATGAAAGAAGAGCGAACCATCACCATCGACGAACTACTTGATTACTGCGAGAGCATCGATTCAAAGCTGAAAGTCTACAAGAACATTTCAGAATCAAAAGAACTGATCGAGCACAACTACAAGATGATGCAGTTGTATGCTCCGCTAATCTCAGTCCAGGGCAAGCAGACTATCGATTACGCACTTGAGAACTTTGAGTGCGAGTTCAACAAGACTGAGCTTTTGCGGCTTATGATGAACGATGGCTTTGGAGAACTCAATTGGGAAGAACTAAAGGGATTCCTTAATAGAATTTCTAGGGAATGTAAAGAGAGGTGACACTATTTACTACCGAGGTGTGGTGAATGGAAGAACTCTACGAATTTGACGAAGACTCTCTCAACGAAGAAGAGGTCGAGCTAGAAGAAAAGAAGAAAAAGAAAAAAAAGAAATCTAAGGGAAAGAAAGACGCTTGTTATCACAAAGTCCGCGCCCGTTATGATGTGTGGCCTTCTGCTTATGCCTCTGGGGCTCTTGTTAAGTGCCGCAAAGTCGGCGCTGCCAACTGGGGCAACAAGTCAAAGAAGAAAGAAGGCTTGGAGATAGATGACAAACTTCTTCAGATCATCAAAGAAGAGTATCAGGCAGTTCTATCCGAAAAAAAAAAGCTAACGGCTAAACCTTCTTCCGAGAGTAGCCTTAAAGACTGGTTCGGTCGCAAAGGTGCTCCCGGTAAGAAGGGCGGCTGGGTTGATTGCAACACTTGCCGCAAGGACAAGAAGACAGGAAAGAAGAAGTGCTCACCATGCGGGCGCTCAGGTGACGAAAAGAGATCAAAATACCCTTCATGTAGACCCACCCCTGGCGCATGTGGCAAGAAAGGAAGCTGGGGCAAAAAGTCTAAGGGAGGCAAGAAAGGATGAAGCTAACAGAATCATACATCAAGCAGGTTATCAGAGAAGAGTACGAAGCTCTTATGGCTGAGAAGAAGAAAAAGAAAGCCTGCAAGCCAGCGAAGGGTAAACGCTTTGCAAAAAGAGTAGATGGTAAGTGCCGTTCATACGGACAATCAGGCAAAGCCAAGGGCGGCGGCGATCGTATTCGCCCAGGCACAGCCAAGGGTGATGCTTACTGCGCACGATCCGCAAAGATCAAGAAATGTAAGAATCCACCTTGCGCCAACGCACTATCACGAAAGAAGTGGAAGTGTCGCGGTTCTAAGTCTATGAAATAAGTTAGGCAGCGTCAAGAGTAAAATTAAAGCGTAACTCACCTTGACTTTTTATCTGGGTGTGTTATATTTATAAGTGCGAGACCAAGGAGCGTTATGCTTGCACACAAGGCAGACTTTGGAAGGTACGGAAAGTCCTTCCAAGAGGGGTTGGTTCAACTCATTTTTGAGGATCGACCCTTCGCAGATCAAATAACCGAAGTTCTAGATGTTGAGTTTCTAGAACTAGAATACCTTCGCACATTTGTTGCGAAAATAGTCCATTACAGGACAAAGTATGGAAAGCATCCATCTACAAATGCGATGATCTCTATCTTGCGGACAGAACTTGACCGCGAGAGCGAAGTAACACAGCAGCAGGTTCGTGACTACTTTGCGAGAGTCCATACAAATGAAATTGCTGATGACATAGATTACATCAAAGAGACTTCTCTTGACTTCTGCCGCAAGCAGAAGCTAAAAGAAGCTATGATGAAGTCAGTCAATCTTCTACAGACCTGCTCATTTGATGAGATCTCAAAGGTAATCAATGATGCCCTGAAGTTGGGCTCTGAGAACAACTTTGGTCACGATTTTATTGCAGACTTTGAAGAGCGTTACAAGCCCAAGTTCAGGCTTCCAGTTACAACAGGATGGAAAGAGATTGATACTATCACAAGTGGCGGACTTGGTAGAAATGAGCTTGGCGTCGTTATTGCCCCTACTGGCGCAGGTAAGTCTATGGCTCTTGTTCACCTTGGATCTCAAGCTATTAAAGAGGGCAAGACTGTTGTTCACTACACTTTGGAGTTGCAGGATACGGTTGTTGCTTGTCGCTATGACTCTTGCATCACACAGTATCCTCTTTCCGATCTCACAAACTTCAAAGACGAGATCTTTGAAGAGATCAGTAATCTTGACGGAACTCTAATCGTCAAGGAATACCCAACCAAGTCAGCCTCCACGAACACCATCAAGGCACACCTTGCCCGGCTGGTAAAGAGGGGCATTACGCCCGGTCTAATCATCGTAGACTACGCAGATTTGTTGAGACCCATCGTAGTGCGGAAAGAAAAAAGAACAGAACTGGAGTCAATCTACGAGGAGCTACGAGGACTATCCAACGAGATGAATTGTCCTGTCTGGACTGCCTCGCAGACCAACCGGTCTGGTCTAAATGCTGAAGTTGTTACAATGGAGCAGATCTCTGAGGCATTCAACAAGTGCTTCGTTGCTGACTTCATCTGCACTCTTTCTCGCACCATCGAGGATAAGCAGAACAACAAAGCAAAGATGTTTATTGCTAAGAATCGTAACGGACCTGATGGAATCGTTTACGATCTCTTTATGGACACTTCCAGCGTAAACATCAAAATGTTGCCTAAGCCGTTTGTCCCAGCCGGCGCAGGACCACAAATAGCAACCAGCCCGGTCGCTATTGATGCGAAGGGACAAAAAGAAATACTAAAAAACAAATATGATAAATTCAGAAAGCTAAGGAGTAAAGCAAAATGAAAACACACATTCGTAGATTTAAGTTATCAGACACATTTATTGAGCAGTATCGAGATCGTGAAGTTCCTTGGGGACCTCTCGGCTATGTTACATTCAAGCGCACCTACGCCCGCCGCCTGAGCGAGTTTGACGAGGAGGCAACCGGAACAGAAGAGTGGTTCCAGACCTGCCGCCGCGTTATTGAGGGAATGTTTGAGATGCAGAAGCAACACGTTTACAAGCTAGGTCTTGAATGGAACGATGCTAAATCCCAAGCGACAGCAAAGGACGCCTATGAGCGTCTATTCACTCTCAAGTGGACACCCCCCGGTCGTGGCTTGTGGATGATGGGCACCAAGTTCGTAAATGATCGCACCGCTGCTGGTCTATTCAACTGCGCCTTCCGTTCAACCCGAGAACTAAACACCAAGGGCGGCTACCTATTCTCTTGGATGATGGATGCCCTTATGCTAGGCATCGGTGTTGGCTTCGACACACTCGGAGCAGGAACACTTACAGTCCAGAGACCAGAATTTACAAATGAAACTTTTGTAATTCCTGACTCCCGCGAGGGCTGGGTGGATTCAGTCAAGATTCTCCTAAATGGCTTCTTCTATGGCGCTAAAGTTCCTACTTTTGACTACTCTGCGATCCGCCCCTACGGAGCACCTATCCACGGCTTCGGCGGAACATCAAGCGGTTCTGGACCTCTTGAGGAACTACACGCAAGCCTATCTGAACTCTACACAGCGCGCTTTGGGAACCCAATCACATCCGTAGACATCGTAGACACCGAGAATTTGATCGGTCGTTGCGTTGTTGCTGGTAATGTTCGTCGTTCTGC